TCAGCTCCTTCAGGAGACTGGCGACCAATTAACCACTCACTCGAGCTTGTAGCTGTTTGCCAGGTAAACGTTCCTGGATTCCCAATCGCCCGCACAATGGTTGCTGGTGGACAGATGACTGCACTTGTTGCCGCAGGTGCTTCCACACTGGCTAAGCTCCGTGAATCTGAAACAGATCAGAAGCTGAACACACTGGAGATGCGTCTTCAGGCTATTGAGCAAGCAGAACTTTCTGCACAGGCTGAAGAAGCTAAAGCATTCATGCGTGAAGCAAATGCAGAGCGTATGGCAGCTATTGCTGCATCAGCTGCAAAGATTCGTGAGGAAATGGCTCCTGAGATTGAGGAGCACAAAGCTGAGCTTGCAGCAGAAGTTGCAGCTCTTCGAGCTTCTCTCGAATAAGAATTAACTTCAAAGTAAAGGCACCTTACGACTTATGTAAGGTGCCTTTATTTTTGAGAGCAGTATCGTACGTGTTTACAACTTTTGTAAAACAAACGTAGGCAAGACCCAGGAAGCTATACCTGTCTTTGTTTTTGAAGTCTGAGGGTGAAATTATTTCCCTGTATTGTATAATAGTTTTGACTGGAATGACACATGATAATTTTTGTGTAACCGGGAGCGAGGGAATCCAGTGGATAGATTTGTGGACATCATAAGCGCTGCTGGGTACCCAACTACAATTGCCGGTGGAATCGTATTCTTGTTCTTCTACCTAAGAAAACAAGAAGCAGCTATTAGAACTACTACGAAAGAACAGATTGCAGATTTAGAGGAAGACTTGGAGAGACGTCGAACTGAAATTCTTCGTCTTGAGGAAGAGCTTCGCGCTATTAAGAAACTTCTCACTGAATCACAAGATGAATCTATTACAGAACGCCGACGTGCAGAAGCCGCGGAAGCCCGACTACGAAGTGCTGGTCTCGAATGAGTGCAGAAATAGATGAGAAGAAGTCCCAAAGAACGATCCATAGTGAGAGATTCCGCCTACTAGCCGTAGGTCTCATATTGATCTTATTTGGTGCTGGGGGAACTTATTTAGCTCTATACAAGGCTCAAACCGGCGAAAAAGCTGCTACGGAAAAAGCAGTTACACTCGCCGAAGACAAACAAGCCTCTAACATCTGTCAAGAGAAACCTGAAGAACCTCTTTGCAAGTTAGCCGAAAACACTATTGCGAGCAATCCTGCCGCAATTCCAGGAGAGCGCGGACCTAAGGGTGATCAAGGTGAGACAGGACTTCAAGGTCCACAAGGTTTCCCTGGTCTAAAAGGAGATAAAGGCGACAAAGGCGATAAGGGAGATAAAGGAGACCAAGGCATTCAAGGTTTTCTTGGACTCCCAGGTTTAGTGGGTACACCTGGTCCGCCAGGTACGAACGGTACTCCTGGTCCTGAAGGTCCAATGGGACCTGTAGGTCCTGTCGGTCCAGCTGGCCCGCAGGGTGAAAAAGGTGATAAGGGTGATACTGGACAGCCCGGCTTAAACGGCCAGGATGGTTCCGATGCGAACATTGTTTTTGCCGGAGCAAGTTGTCAGAATGATACACTCACACTCACGTTGTCTAACGGTTCAAGTATTTCGGTCAAAGTCGTTTGTGACCGAGGAATTGCACCAATAATTCCATAATGGAGGAAACACAATGACCGTATTTATTGCCGGTCTGATCCGTACAGTAGTGCCAGCTCTTGTTGGTGCACTATCTGCATGGCTAGTCAGCATGGGACTCGACCTCCCTGCTGATGCTTATGAAGGTCTTACGGCTGGACTTGGTCTACTCTTTACTGGTATCTACTATGCAATTGTCCGCCTTATTGAGGATAGAGTTCCTCAGTTTGGTTGGCTTCTTGGTCTTGCTAAATCTCCAGACTCCTATTCTAAGGGTCCCGGAGTCGTGCTTGAACAGAAGCCTGATGGGAACCCAGAAGTTACGATTAAGGTTGACAACTCAGTCAAGGCTGAGGATGTTGTGGTAAAGACGGAGACTGCAGAATCAGCAGAACCGTTTGTACCTGAACCTGACGTAAAGGGCTAATTTAGCATATCGCAAAAGCACTCTAATATATAGAGTGCTTTTGTGGTTTAAACTTCTTGCACACTACCTTTCTGCGCATTGTATAATTATTTCTGAGCGATTCGCTAGATTAAGGCGGCATCCCTCCTGCTGAAATGACATGTTACTTTATAGGTGAAATACGCCTATCTCTTAACCCCGTCCAGGAGGAATATCGTGGACCAGTTCAAAGACCGCCTTGATCGCATCTCCGAACTTAGTGAAGATGAGCTCAAAGCATTTCGTGAAGAACTTCTAACAGAGTTCAACTCAGTTGACGACGGTGAATACACCGCCGACAAGGTTGAAGCAATGAAGTTCCTATCAAGCACATTCAAGGCCACAAAGGCCGAACAAGCACGTCGTGTTCAGGAAGCGTCTACTCTCGCCGCAGAAGCAGCTGAAGCTGCAGCGTCGATGAAGGATGATGACGAAGAGCCTGCAGAGGAAGAAGAGGAAGAAGCCACAGAGCTTGCTTCCGAAGAGCCTGCAGAAGCCGAAGCCGCAGTTGAAGAAGCAGCAGAAGAAATCGAAACACCCGCAGATGATGCCGTTGTTGAGGAAGAGACTGTTGTTGAAGACGAAGAGGTTGAAACACCAGCCGGCGAACCTGAAGTAGTCGAAGCCGAAACTAACTCCGAAACTGAAGCAGCTGTAGATGATGCAACTGAAGAAGAGGAAGAGGAAGAAGAGGAAGACGAAACAAAGAAGGCATCTGAAGCATCAGCTGAAGACGTATCTGAAACACCTACTAACGAAGTAGCAGAACTAGCTACTGAAGATATCAAAACAGAAAGTTCGGAGGAACCCGTGACTGCCTCATCTACTCCTGCAACACCAGAGGATCGTCGTCCATCCGCTAAGGAAGCCGCACCTCTATACACAATCACAGCTGGCGCTGACGTTCCTAACCTTCCAATGGGTTCAAAGCTTCCTAACCTTCGTGCAGTTGCACAGGCTCTCGTAGAGCGCAAGAAGGCATGGGGAAACATTGGTGGAAACGGTGACGGCGAGAAGAGCACCGTTGCGAAGTTCACAACTTCTTACCCAGAAGATCGTCAGCTCTCTGAGACTGACCTCAAGGGTAACCGCGCAAAGGTTGAAGCCGTTGTTGCTTCTGCAATGAAGCGTGACGAGACCGGAGCACTTATTGCTGCTGGTGGTCTTGCTGCTCCAGTAAACATGCGTTACGAACTCTTCGGATTCAGCGAGTCTACTGACCGCCCAGTCCGTGATTCTCTACTCGTATTCAACGCTGACCGTGGTGGTATCCGCTACATCACTCCTCCAGTCATTGATGACGTTGTTGGAGCCGTATCTCTTTGGACTATCGAAGATGATGAGGCTGCTGCAACTGAGGGTGAAGCTCAGCCAACCAAGCCTTGCCTCCGTGTAAAGGCCGGTTCCGAAGTAAACGTCTACATTGAGGCTATCCCTCTCTGCTTGACATTCGGTAACCTCGTTTCTCGTACATACCCAGAACTTGTTGAGCGTCACACAGAGCTTGCAATGGTATGGCACGCACGTTACGCCGAGACTCGTCTTCTAACTCGTATCGGTGCACTTTCAACTTCTGTATCCGCTCCTGCTGAACTCGGTGCCGCTCGCGACATCTTCAACCAGGTTGACCAGGCTGCAGCAGCTTACCGTTCACGCCACCGTCTAGACGAGAAGGCTCCGCTTCGCGTAATCTTCCCTTCATGGTTCAAGAACGCTCTGCGTATTGACCTCACAAAGCAGCTTCCAGGCGATGGCCAGGATGTTACTTTCAACCTCGCTGATGCAGACATCAACCGTTGGTTCGCTTCACGCAACATCAACGTTACATGGCACATCGATGGTGAGACAACTCAGATTTTCGGTGCACAGACTGCAGGCGATCTTCTTGAGTTCCCAGATAACGTAATTTGGTACCTCTTCGCTGAAGGTACATTCCTCTTCCTCGACGGTGGAGAGCTTGACCTTGGTCTTGTTCGTGACTCTACCCTCAACGGAACAAACGACTACAAGATCTTCCTGGAGACATTCGAGGGAGTTGCAAAGGTCGGTATTGAGGCACTTCGCGTGACTTCTGAGCTCGCTCTTCGTGGTTCTTCTTCAGGTACTGTAGACCTCAGCGTATAAGTTCGAGTAAATAAACAATAGTAGCTGGATTCGGTTTACATTAATTAGGAGATTCTCTTGGCATTTATTGGCAGCAACACTCTGGTAGAAGATACCGCCAGCCCAGAGGGTCACGATTACGGTATTCTGAGTCCAGCTACTACTGTTATTGTAGACAACGACGAGCGTTGGTTGTCTGGATTAACATATCCAACTATTGACGCTGGTGCGTCAGTCACACTAGCTCCGATCTCGGGAATGAGCTCTGACTCTGATGTTTCAGGGACAGAGGTCATTTCCCCTGATCCGGATAAACCCCCTTACCGCTTCTACTACCCATTCGATATCAAGGCTTCAATGAAGGCTTCGACAATGGGTAGCACTCCTGAAGAAATCTACGCTAATGCTGAGGCTGTAATCGATACAGTTACTCAGAAGGCGATTGAGATTGAACTCTGGAAGGGTATCATTGCCCGCTCACTCACAGCTTCGGATGCCAAGGGCAACCGCTTCATGGGTGCAGCAGCTGGTACAGACTTCATTGATGTTACTCCTTCAGGTAGTGCAGGTGGCGTAAAGCCTCGTTACGGACAGGCTCTTCTTGAGCAGGCTCTTGGCGATGCGACTATTGGTTCTAAGGGTGTTCTACACACTCCTCGCCTTCTTGCGAGTATCCTAAAAGTCAAGGATTCCAACGGAGTCCTCAAGACTAATCTGGGCACTCCGGTTGTTGCAGGTGCTGGCTACTCTTTGACTGGCCCCGACGGTCAACCAGCAGCAGCTGGTAAGGCCTGGATGTTTGCTACGGGTCCAATGACGGTTCGTTTGGGACCTGTCGCTGTTCTTCCGGGTGAAGTATCTCAGGCTGTTGATACTCGTGTCAACACAATCACGTACTACATCGACCGTGCAGCAGCGGTAACTTGGTCAACATCCAACTTATACGCCGTTCTAGTTGATCTCACTCTCGATTACGCTTAAACTTTTTAGGAGAAACTAAAAAATGGCACAAGATTACGCAGCCAGCATTTCTGGCTCAGTTATCCGTGTTACTCGTCTGCAGGCAAATGGACAGCTAGCAACTGGTGCAAGCGCATCATACGTTACAAAGTCTCTTATTTCTCTTTCGATGACACCCGAGTACGAAGACGGCGACGAATTCGTACAGAAGAACGCAGCTGGTGAAGTTTGCGTTACTTACAAGACTGCTGATACTCTAAAGCGTGTTTCACTTGAAATCGCTATCTGCAACCCAGACCCAGAGTTCACAGAAATTATTTCTGGTGGTTCACTTCTTTCCGCAGCTGGAAAGTCTGTTGGTTGGGCAGCTCCACTCGTTGGAACTGATGCTCTTCCAAATGGTGTAGCCATTGAGATTTGGTCTAAGGCTGTTGTTGATGGTCGTCAGTCGGGCACAGACCCATACTGGCACTGGATTTTCCCTTACGCTGTAATGCGTCAAGGTGGAGACCGTACCATCGAGAACGACATTCTTGCCACTTCATTCGAAGGATGGTCTCTTGGAAATGCTGGATTCGGCGACGGTCCTGCAGCACCAATCTGGCCGTTCATGTCTGACCGCGCTTACGCTTATGCTCGTACAGCCACAATTCCGACTGGAATTGGTTTCCAGGCAGTACTCCCATAAGTAAATTAGTTTTAACATTCACTGGCTGGTTCTGAATTATCGGAGCCAGCCAGTTTTGTTTATAAGAATGATATAATTTATTTGTACATGGAGGAAATATGGCTGTTTTATGGATAAGTGCAAATGACACTTCAGACCCTACTGGCCCTTTCACAGATTGGGCTGTGAGAACAGCTAGTTGGATTCTTTACAAGCTAACCGCTGAAAAGTACGCTGGCGTTCAAACAACAACTGATAGCTACAGTTTGAACGATTCTGGTGAGCTTAAATTCCAGCCTCAGCTTATTAATGGGCAAATGTACAATCTGCCTGCAAACATCGCAACGACGTCAAATACGCAACTACGTCTTAGACGTCAACCAGTAATTTCTATTGTTGATGTCTTTTCCGGTGGTGTTGAAATTCCACTCACCGATATTGAGCTTCGCAATAATGCTTTCATCATGCGCAAAGATAAGACTCCTTTTGTCTTGTCTCCGCAAGAAGAACTTGTCGTTACCTACACTCACGGATCACCTCCTCCGATTGCAGGTAAACGAGCTGCAGTCCGTCTCGCGAATGAATTAATTCTCGCTGAGAAGCAGGACCCAAACTGCGCTCTTCCTGACTCGGTGACATCGATCAACCGACAGGGTATCTCTTACACACTCCTCGATCCTCAGGTTTACATTGAGAAGGGTCGAACAGGAGTCTATGAGATCGATATGTTCATCTACGGTGCGAACCCCAGAGGCGCACTGAAGAAGCCAAATGTTTACACCGCCGCACGACCTAATGGATCGAGAATCAATTGAGCACTTACAACCCATACGCACCAAAGAAGCGTCAAGCTAAAGTAGAAGAAGCCCCAAAGGTTGAGGCTCCAGTCTACGAAGTTCCTGAAGGATCGATCACAGTTGTTCTCAAGTGGGTCAACGGAGATTCTGAGCGAGCCAAAGCTGCATACGCGGCAGAAGTAAAAGACCCGAAGCCACGCGTTTCACTTCTCGGACAGCTAGAGGACCTATTCTAAGATGGAAGAGAATCACCTAGGAAATTTGGCTATCCATATTCTGGATACGATCAATGAGACATTTGCTGCCGCAGGTGTTGAGCTTCCTGGGGTTCAAATGATTACTCTTGGAGGACAGGGAGCCACTGCTCAAATTGCTGAACAGCTCAGTGTCTCTGTCGAAGAAATGTATTCAGGAACTCCTGGAGACCAGGCTCAGACTCCTGTTAGATGCGATGCACCTCAGTCTGCTTCATTCGCTGTAGAACTTGTTCGCTGTGTACCAACTGGAACTCAACGAGGCCGTTCAACTCCGCTTCCTACTGGAGACGATGCAAATCAGCAGACTGAAGTAGCTCTTGCTCGTATGCTCGACATGAAAATTCTCATGGACGCTGGAATGAATGCTATTGCTGGAACTTGGTCTGAAATGGGTATTGTCACCCTTTCAGCTGCACCACCTCAGGGTGGCTTCCAAGCCATTGTGATGGCGATTACGACAGTAGTTTAATATGGCACGTTTTGAGAAATACGATGCTGAGTGGAACCACCTTCTCCGAGGAAAAGGTGGAATGGTCTACAACCACATTGAGAAGCTTACGGAGCAATTAAGACGCATGGCTCGACGTGACGTGGGTAAAGACACCAAGAAGCTTTATAACTCAATTAAATCGAGTATGAAGATTGGTTCTCGAGGTGGCCCAGTAGGTACCGTTCTCGCAGATAGTAAGATTGCAAGAATGCACCACGATGGTACTCGAGCTCACGTAATTAGACCTCTAAGACAAAACACACTGCGATTCCCATCGCGTGGTAGAATAGTATATACGAAGATAGTTCATCATCCTGGAACTAAACCAAATAGATTCCTAACTGATAATCTTCGACGAGTTATTGACTAAACGATAGAAATAAGGAATGACACATGGCCGCACGCACAACGAAGAAGAGCTTTAGTTCAAAGAGAAAGAACAAGGAGCCCATCGTATTCGAACTTGAGGGCGAAGAGTTTACCGCTAAGGGCTATGTGCCTGGTGCTCGTCTTCTTGACTACATCGAAGACACTGCAGATATGAACAACGCTTCCAGCATTCGTGAATATCTGAAGATTGCTATGACCGATGAGGAATACGCTCGCTTCGATAAGTTCACTCGTGACGAGGACATCGAACTCGAAACAATTTCAGAGGTCTTCGAACACCTCATCGAGGTACAGACCTCGCGCCCTACGGAAGCGTCCTAGAAATAGGGCGCATCTTCGTTCAACGCTTTCCATATATTGATGGAGAGCATCTAAGTCGAAATATCGACTTGCTGGAAATGTTCAATGAGCTTGACGCCGAAAGCACATTCAACATCATTGACAATATTTTCGTAGAAGAATCGCTCAAAGACGCTCAATTTCAGGGAAACCTGACCCTAATACGCGCAAAGCTAAATAATATCTACGACCGAGAGTCTAACGGGTCCAACGACAAATCCACTTCTGGAAATGGTCCAATAGAGTATACAGAGCAAACAGAAGAAGGATTCGTGGGCCTAGAGGCTCCGATGGGCTAGATTTACTTGGAGTAACGAATGGCACTAATTGGCTCAGCCAGTGTAGAGATTCGCGCCGTAGATAGATTCTTTGAGCGTGACGTTCGTGCTGCGGTAAAGAAGATCAAGAATGTCGAAATCGAGCTAAAAGCCGATGTAGACATGACGAAGGTCAACAAAAAGCTTGCTGACCTTCGTTATCGCTTGCGCAACAACATCGTAATGATGAACATTCAAGCGCCTGTCGATGATATTCGCGAAAAGCTTGATGACGTAATCACAGACTACCACAACCAGACCATTACGCTAAATGCTAATGCAGATACTGGAGCAGCTAGTGCACAACTAGCTGCAGCGGCTCGTCCACGTGTTGCGACAATCCACACAAAAGTTGATTCGAAGATCGACCCTGAAGTTCAAAAAGCTCTAAAGGGATTGTTCTACACTATCACAGGTTCAATCCCCATGGACAAAGTCCGTGACGCTCTTCTAGGGCTCGCGGGTAACTTTGAAATGATCACCATCAAGGGTGCAGCGACTACGTCTGTAATCTCATCTCTTGCTGGTGCAGTGACTTCCCTAGCTGGAAGCGCCCTTACTCTTGGTAGAGACTTGGCTGACATTGTCGGCCTTGTTGGGGTGCTTCCAGCCGGAATGTTTATGGCCGGAACTGCCATTGCAGCCACAACTTTAGCCTGGAAGGGCTTCAGCGACGCATTTGATGACGACGCGAAGAAGGCTGCTAAGGCGATGGCCAAGCTTCCAGTAGAAGCGCAGAATGCCGTCAAGTCCTTGAAGGGCGTTGGCGAAGCGATCCGTAAGACCACTCAAAAAGCCTACTGGGTTGAGATGGCCGGAGCGATTGAAAGCCTCCATGACAGTGTAATTCCTCAGCTTCAGATTGGACTTGAGGGTACTGCCACATCCATGGGTAAGCTCACACGTGAGATGATCAAGGGTCTGTGGGAACTAGGCGCTAACGGCACTTTCGAAGTCATGTTTGAGAAGAGCAATCAAGGTCTTGCAAACATGCAGCGCGGAATTTTCCCTGTAATGACTGCTCTTGGTAAACTTGGAGCAATTGGTTCATCATTCCTTCCACGCTTTGGAGACTGGCTCTCTGATCTTGGAACAAAGTTCGGTGACTTCATTGACAAGACTGATGATGCACGAATCAAGACATGGATCGAAGACAGCATCACAGTTGTCAAGGAACTTGGTTCAGTTGTCAAGAGTACCACAGGGATTCTCGGTGGTCTAACTGACGCTGCTACTCAAGCAGGATATGGCGGACTTGGCGCTTTTGCTGACGGTTTAGAAAAAGCTTCTGCTGTAGTCAATGCAGAACCATTCAAGTCTCAGATGGTGATGATCTTCAGTGCTGCTGGTGATGCCACAAACGTCCTAATGGGCGCAGTAGGTAATCTCCTAAAGACTTTGGGTAGCGCCTCAGAGGTGTTAGGTGGGTTCTTCAGGGAAGGTTCCGGTGTCATCGGCGCCTTCCTCGATAACATCTCAGCTATGCTTACGCATTCTGACTTTCTTGCAGGTCTCTACACAGGTGTAGCGGACTTCAAGACCTCAATTGATGGAATGGAACCAGGCTTCATTCACCTTGGAAATGTTATCGGCAACCTCGCAAGACTCGCCGGTACTGTGTTCCAGGCAATGGCTCCGGGCTTCAACTCAATCATGGACACTCTTGATGGTGTAATTGCTAGTATCACTCCTGGTCTCCAGGCTGTTGTTCCTGTATTCAACGAGTTTGTTCAGTCAGTTCTAAGTATTGCTCAAGGACCGATCCAAGCTCTTGCAGCTGGTGTTGGTGCATTTGCTACAGCATTCGCTAACCTTCCAGGTTGGGTACAGGCTGTTGCAATGTCTCTTGGAGCCATCGCTCTTATGCGTCCAGCATTGACCAATATGTTTGGTGGAATGGCTGGAGGACTTGCTACAGCTCGTGCTCGTATGGCGGGTGACTTTGGAGAAATTGACCGCTCTACGCAGGTAGTTTCTCGGTCAGCACAAAACATGTGGGGACACTTCGGTGCTGCTAATACTCACCTAGGAAGCTTCAGCTCAGCGATCAAGAACATTCCATTTGCTACAGCCACTTCTGGCTTTGGTGGAATGGGAACAGCAATTAGCGGAGCAGCTTCATCTCTCGGTAAAGCTGGTGGTAGAGGTCTTATGGGAGCTCTATCCGGCGGTATGGCAATGCTTGGTGGCCCATGGGGTCTTGCACTTGCCGGTGGTGTAGCTGCACTTAGTGCTTTTGGTGCTGCACAGGAAGAGTCTAAAGCTCGCGTTGATTCCCTGTCTCAGACACTTGATCAGCAGACTGGACATATCACAAACGCTACTAAGAACTTGATGGCGAAGAACTCTCTTGATGGAGCTACAGACGGTTGGGATGATTTCTTCCGTGGCGTACTTCAAGGTTCAAAGTCAACTGAAGAGGCTCTAAGCACTCTCGGTATTTCTACAAAGACATACACTGACAAGCTTTCCGATCCTAGCGGTCGAAATGCTTACGTCAAGGGAATGAACGACATCTCAAACGCAATGCGAGATGGTCGTCCAATCACTGATGAGATGGCTAAGGCAATTGGTACAACCAAGGAAGCCCTTCAGGGTGTAAATGGAAACACCATGCGCCACCTTGCAGACAAGGCTGGAAATGCTGCTGAGGAGCTGACTAAGGCTGAAGAAAAGACTAGAAAGCTTGCAGAAGCTACAGGTCTAACTGACGCTAAAGCTGCTATGCTCGCGAAGAACTTCGAGACTCTTGCAAGCTCTACATCATCTGCTAGCGACAAGTTTGGTGCGCTAAAGGCAAACCTTGACCTACTCAATGGCAACATGATGTCAGGCACTCAGACTCGCAAGGAATTTGCACAGTCACTGGCTGATTCAAAGAAGGCTCTTGAAGAGCTTACAAAGGGCGGAGAAGTTTCCCTTAACAACCTATACAAGGTTGGCGACGGATTCGATTTCGCTTCTCAGTCAGGTCGTGACTTCCACACTACTCTTGGAACTGCTACTGATGCGATTCTAAAGAATGGTACAGCAGCTCTTGATCAGGCTATCAAGAGTGGTAAGTCATCTGCAGATGCGAACTCCGCAGCGATTCAGGCAATGCAGCCTGGAATCCAGGCTCTTCGCGATAACCTATCACGTCTTGGTGTAGACCAGCCGAAGATTGATGACATCATTCGAAGCTTTGGACTTATGCCTGACCAGATCGCAACTGCGGTTTCTGTTGAAGGAACTGAAGAAGCGCAGCGCAAAATCCTTATGACAAAGGTTGTTGCTGATGCATTTAGCAATGGCAACTACAAAGCTGTTCTTGCAGCTCTTCCTGAATCAGCTAAAGCAGCTATTGCTGAAGTAACTGGTAAGGGTAAGGAATTTGCTGAAGGCAACTACGATGCAGTTCTTGAAGCTTTCGATGGAACAGCTGGTGGTCGTGAAGCAGCTCTTGCTAACCTCCTCGGTGTTACGAATGGTAACTACACTGCAGCTCTTCAGGCATGGGACAAGACTCATCCTGGAACAACTGCAGCTCGTAACTCAATTCTAAAGGTAACTGCTGGAGAGAAGTACGAAGCCGCTGTAACAGCATTCGATGCAACGGGTGTTGGAAATGCTAAGGCTGTTGAGTCAATTCACGCTGTCGTAAATGGCAAGTATGAAGCAGCTCTAAAGGCCCTAAACGTTACTCAGCCTGGCGCTGCCGCAGCTCTTCAGTCTATCCTTGAAGTCAAGGATGGCGACTACACAGCAGAAATCAAGGCATTCAACGACACAGCACC